GAGATGAGCGCTAGTCTCGTGGGCTCGGAGATGTGTATAAGAGACAGGATCTGGTAATAGCGGTTCGAATCGGTGACAACACCTCTTCTGCCTGCTTCATCGTCGGAGCTGTGGTTATCTGATGTGTCGTTGTGACGTCAACATTTAAGAAGAAATTCTGCAAGCATGAACCATACATTGACTTTGCGGCACCTCTGGCCACTATGAGATATTGCTTATTAACTAACCTTTTTCGGATAGACTTGGTGACGTAATGTCCGCCATGACCATCCTCATAAGGTTCGTATACGCTTCTCTCAACAAAATAGTACCAGCCGAAAATCTGCTCAGCCCAAACTTTAAATGTGTCAAGCAGTTTCAAATCTGAACCGTCAGTTAAAGTAAGCTCATTTTCGCAATAGCTGATAAAGCCTTCTACTGCTTGGTCATCGTAATAAATTCCCGGATTCGCAATGAGATCATCGATTCGGTTCATCTCCATCTCGATTTCTCGACATACCGGAATTTCGCCACGAATTACGGCATCACGAAACATGCCGTAGTATTTCGGGACGGCAGTGTTCGATAACGCCATTATTTTCTTCTCCTACTTCTTCTTATTTGGGTTTGCAGCAATGTACTGTGCAGCCTCTTTAAGATTGAATTCCTTTGTCATTGCAGTCTTGACGGCATAAGTCATTGCTCCGGCCGCAGCCATAGTCAACGCTTTCTTTCCGGATGCAGAAAGAATTTCTGACACATACTTTCTGCCAGGTGCGATGTCGTCTTCTGTAAGATTCTTAAACTCGCGTTCTAATTTAAGTCTCTCAATTCTCTTCTTCAGATCGGAATCGGACATTGTTCGCCGATTCTTAACAGCAACCTTACGTGCTGCTACTTCATTCTTATCGTCTGAGGGCTTGGAAGAGTATCCCCTGGCTCTAGCAAGCTGTGCCTCCGATCTTCGAACTCCCCATTTCATTCCAAGAATTCCATGGTGTGCTAAATAGGCGTTATTCATTTTGAATCTCCCTCCTTTGCGATGTAACTGGTAACACCTCCACTGGCATTGGATGTCTGATAATACGGAACTTCATGAATCACAAGGTCTTCACTAAGCACTTTTCCAGACGTATCCAAAGTTTGAGTCCGATGCGCCTTTGGTGTAACTTCATATGATCCGGAATAATGCTCAGGCTCATCTGGATCGGCGTCATCGTTTTCCGCAGCAACATTTAAACGCCATTCGTACTCGCTGATTTGTGTTTTATAACACTCCAGAACGGCCGAACTAAGCGGCGGATCGAAAAGAAGTTTAACCTTCAAATGCATATAAGATTTAACAAGCATGTATTTGGATTCATCAGAAATGAAATCTTTCCATGTTGCATTCTTATCTTCGATCATGAAACCTTTGGATGGGCCGACACCAAGCTGTGTAAGAATCGAGAACACAGAATTGATGTGCATGATCAAATCCGCATCGAAATGTTCATACTCCTCTGCGATTCCGAGTAATTTCTTGATTGATGTCAGTACACTATCTGTAATATTCATGATCGCACCCCCATCTAACAGAGTTTTATAAACTCGCTCATACAATACCCAATGATGCCGTCTCCGGTCTTAACTTTATAAAAACCAGAAACAGACTCTTCATCACAAACCGTTACAACTGTATCCGAACCGATAATGCCTAACGATCTTGATGCCTGCGTCGGATCTTTGCGAATGTTCAAATTCATACAATTTACCACTACACCCATAAGTGGCTTCTTGTTTCCTTCCATAATTTTCCTCCTAATGCCTCCATGGGCATGTATCATTTTTTCGTCGTTCATTTGGAACTGTTAAAAGTAGTTTCTCATCTCCATAATGTATAGCATTGTGGGTCGATAAAGTTGTTGCGATCAGATACTCTGGATTCAGAACCAAATCAGTCCGCAACAATATGTCCTGCTGCCTTATTGGATTCATATGATGAATAAGAATCTTTCCACGAATCTCATACCCATCCAATCCGAGATCACATCCATTATCACGAATAATAATTTTTCTCCGAATGTCCTTCCATTCTTGAGAATTGTAAAATATCTGATTAAGATACCTATCAAATCCGAATGTCTCTTCACCAACCACTCCATCCAAACGAAGATACTCGTATCGTTCCTTAAAGGTTGTAAGTCGCAAGAGTTCTGAATAATATTTAAGCATCATCCACCTCATCTCCATGACCGCTATAACCACGAAATGCCTTTAATGCATCAGCATACAGCTTTTCCGAATTTTCAATGGATTTCAGATTCTGAGTCTTCGCCTCTATCAGTTCCTTCTGTTTTTCCAAAATTTCTTTTTCAATTCTTTCTTTCGTTGAACCGAGCTTCAAATAGTGAGTAATCACCTGCGACGAAGCTGTTCCCTCTCGTAACTGCTTTTCAGCCAAGTCAACCGCCAATGAAACAAGCTGATTTTCTCTCGCTTCTGGCGTTAATGCTGGACGCATCATCCTAGAAGACTCGGATTGCTTTGCTTTCCTCAAAGTTGATGCCTCCTTCCATTTAGTTGTTCGTTATTTCTGTGATAGTTCTCACATACTTTTCCAGTATTTAAAAGGACCTACAAATCATGACAATGCTACTCAACGAAAGGAGAACTAACTTTGAGCCGATCCCACAGAAACCGTTGTCAAATATCATGAGTTATAGACCCTTGTAAACACTGGAACAGCTGAAAAGGCTCCCTAAAAATGCCCTCCGGGGAAATTTTAAAGACCGCCGCGATATGGGTGGGGGTATGTTTTTTAGACACCCCCCTATACCCCTTTTAATCATGTACTGGCGGTTTCGGCTTTTAATATGCCGATAAAATCATTTTTAAGAAGCTTTTTCTTTATGTTCATTTGTTTCTGATTTACTTGTAACTTTTCGATAGATGTTCTGGAAATCATAACGGATTATCTCATCAATAGCTCGCTCTACTTCCTTGTTGTTCTCTTCATCCGATAACTGATCCGATGTTCGAGCGATTCGGCCAAGGTAAGCAGTTGTGTGATAACCTTTTTCTTCATCGAACATGAACCATTGAGTGAACTGTTCAAACGGATCATAAGGATTATCAAAAGTTGTAAGCGCAAATCTCATCTTACTTAGTTCACTCCTTTCCATTCAAATACTTAGAAACTGTTGAAGAAGAAACCCCAAGAGCTTCCGCAATCTCTGAAGTGCTGTAGCCAGATGCGCTAAGTGCAGCGATACGATTCTGTTTAGCTGTACTCAGAGCAGTGCTTGCACGAGGCGTTGCTCTCTGACGAATAGTATCGGTATTCGTGTTATTCAGAATTTGCGTAAGCTTATTCTCAGAAATTGCTCCGGCCTGGATGGCTTCCCATTCTTTATCCGTAATTTCGATGTTAGATCTCTTAGCTCCTACAGAACTTCTTGCCTGTGCCAGAGCCTGCTGACTAGCCTTCTTAACTTCGGCTTTCGTCATATCCGGATTGTCTTTTCTCTTAGCCGCAACAGTAGCATTTGCCATTGTCTGAGCCTGTCTCTCTCTAGGAGCATTCGCTAAAGCTAAATCAAGCTTAGCATTTAAAGACTTTACTTCTTCAGAATAAGTTGCCTTAGCAGAAGCAGAGTAAGCAATTTTGCCTGTACTCATCATCTCCCTACGAGCCTGGTTAGCTAAAGACTTCATAGAATTCGCATAGTCGGCATAAGCTTCTTCCTGGGGGGTACCCGAAGAAAGAGTACGGGCGTCTTTTGTTTCAGCCATCTTTGTACTCTTCTGAGTTCTCACCTGAATTTTTCCATTCTTATCGACATACTCTTCCTTAACAGACTTGTATGACAGCGATCCATCTTCGTTGATTGTCGGAGAGCCTTTTCTCTTAAGAACCTGTGTCTCAGATTTTGCTCTTGAAATTAGAGTAGATGCTCCTTCATGGTAACGACCTTCTGAATCTACATTTCCCTGATACTTCTTCTTAAGAGAAGCGATACCATTGTCGATTTCACTCTGCTTATAATCCAGTTTGTGTTTCTCAGCATCGATTACTACCATACTGTGACGAACCGCTCTCGCTAATTCATCCTGTGTGGCTCCCTTCAAAGTCATATCAGTAATCAGATTCGATACTTTACCCATTTCTGTCTGAGTATTTCTCATAATCTTATACTCTTTACCATTACGATAATAATGGTCTATGCCATCAGCATCTTTCTTAACAGTTCCACCATAAGCATCCTTGGTATCGAAACCTTCCAAACCTTTTAATGGAGAAGTGGAAGTAATCTTTACCTTACTCTTTGTGGAGTTACAAGGAATTACCATTACGGTATCACCATCAAAGTCCGCTCCGGATAAACGGTCTGCATTCTTCTTATTGATACCGATTGCATCCGCCGGTGTATTTCCGAGAACGCTCTTTCCTTCAGCCAATTTATTGTTGACCTTCAGAATAGGAATCTCAAAAGTTCCACCATGCGGGTATCGAATCAAAGCAACTGTTTCTCCATCTTTGTAGTTTGGAGCATACACCTCATTGTCTTTGATTGTTGTTAATGGGAGAATTACCTGATACTTCTGACGAGGTAACGCCGCTGCCTGCAAATGTACGGCGGCCGCATCGCAATCGTCAGCAAATGATTTTAACAGAGCCTTCTTTACAGTGGGGTTTGTTAATGAACAGATTTCATCATATTCTGCCTGCTTATCAGCTTTTGCCAAACCTAACTGCTTTTTGATAAGTGTCAAACTCTGCTTAGAAAGAAACTGTGACGGAAGTGTCTTACTCCATTCACCCCAATCGCCTTCTTCTGCTCTCTTATTGATCAGAGAAAGAGACTGTTTTTTTCCGGTTACAGGATCTGTATACTTACCCTTTGGATCATCGTAATAGCTCTGACCTCCATGCTCCTTAATCAGGGAACCAAACGGATTATCTGGATCATCCTTAATTTTCTTAAGAACATCTTTTGTAGGAGTGCCAGACTTTTTATTAGTGTTGAAAATCACATCAACGCCATCCGGCATATTATCAGAGTAAACAGCCATACCTTTAAGGTAGTGAGTTCCATCAACCATAATACGGACCTGTGCATAATGAGAATCGCCTAAAGACAGGTCTTTCACGCCTCTACGGAGTTCAATTACACCATCCTTATCAACGCCACCTTGATCGGCATAGCGGATCTGCAAGCGCTTTGAATCCATGCTGGCCGGATACTCAAAAGATTTTCTGAAAGACTCCCCATTGTCATAGGAGATGTAGTCTCTTACAGAATGGACATTCTCGAAGTCATAAATATCTTTGTGCTCGGTTCCCGGTGGACAAATGACCTTGATATTGGTCTGCTTTCCAGGATTGGTAACCTGTGGAACGCCGCCGCCATAAATCGGATAACCTTCCAATTCCAGCATATAAAGAGCCTGGTTTAGTTTTTCTTTTGACACGCCAAGTTCTCTTTCAACGCCGGTTCCGACATCGATCATTCCCTTTTCTTCAATGAGTTTTCGCAGAACATCCGCAGTGGCCTTAGCCTGGTTCATTCTGTTTTCCGAAGTTTCGTTCAATAAAGAGCGGACAGACGAGTCATTAGCAAATCCCATCTTATCGGCAATTTCATTTAAACTGTAACCTTTTTCACGAAGACCCTTTGCTGTTGCTACCTGAAGAGCACGACGTTCATCTTTAGCGAGGCTCATCTGAGTACGAAGCTGTGTGGTAGTCAAACCCATATTCTTAGCAATGTCTGTTTCGCTCATTCCGGATTTTTTTAATTCCTGAACACGGCTAAGAAAATCTCCACTATGCTGATATGGGTTCTCTCCAGAACCATAAGGGTAACGCCCAGAACGCCGTGGCATACCATAATGCATTAAAATATCTTCCACAATGGAATTCATAGCTTACCCCTCCTGTTCTCTGATTCTTTTAATCACCTTATCAAAAGTAATGATTCTGTCCATGATTGGAACAATATCCTCAGCCGTTGGATTATGGTACAGAATTTCATTGTTCTGATAAATCCGCAATTCCATTTCGATATCCCCTGGCTTCACTTTATATTCCAAACAAAAAAGAGCCGCATATATTTCAAGCTGCTCCATGTGTGCCGGAATCTTTCCGGTCTTCAAATCGTGAATTCTTAAGAAATTATTCCGAAACAAAATTGCATCGGCTGTGCCAAAACAATTATCGGAATAGTAAAGGATCTGCTCCGGCGTCATCTTAAAGCCAATGGCATCGTTCACATACATATTTAATGTCTGCTTCGATTTTGGTAATTTCTGATTGAGCATAATGCACTGCGCCGCAAATGCATGTAATACAGTTCCTTTTTGTGTGGCAAGGAAATTCCGATACGCTTCCGCAACTTTATCCTCACCATAATTTATCCAGTGATATTTACTGGCACCAAGAAAGGCGTGTTGTCCTTCAAGGTTCGAATGATTGTTGAAGTTCATCCAGTACCTCCTCTTTATTCTCTGGACATATAAACCTCGAAAATGACATCTGATTCATACGGTCCACATAATATTCCTGATTCGGCTGCTTCTTTGCGCCAGCACTTTTTTTACATTCTAAGGAAGCCCATTTGTCTTTGTGTAAAACCAGCAGATCTGGAATTCCCTGAATATAGGTCGGGTCGTTTTTCATCACGATACAACCCGGAAATCTTTCTTTCAGTTCCTTGATCAGATTTGCCTGGAACTTATTTTCCAACATAATGGAGCCTCCTTTCAATTTTCTAAAAACTCAAAAGAGGATGTGGTATTTAATAAAAATGCCTATTTATCCTCTCTCTTCATAAAAGGGCATGTTTTTTTCGCGCGCAAAAAAGAGCATAAAAAAAAGACAGAGACACGATTAAGCATCTCTGTCCAAATATGTAGTTGTCAGCTGTTGTTTCTTAAATATCGGATCAGTATCCAAATCAACCATAATCCACCGGTACACAATGTCAAAACGACATCCAGGATTAACCCTGCTGTGCTACGCTTTTTCTTTCCGCCTTTACTCATCTATTTTTCTCCTTTCTCAGCCTCTATAGCTTTTCGATCTTTCTTAAATATCTTTTCTAAACCGCTTTTTGCAGAATCCATGGTTTCAGAAACACTTTCTTTTAAACGTTCCTTCTTTTCCTGTTTCTCAGCGGCCTTCTGTTCTTTAGCCTCCTGCTTAATACGAACACTATCGTCAAATATCTTTTGGCTCTCCTCGATAACTTCAGCAGTTATGTATCTCAGGCAAACCGTTGTGCCGATTTTCACTTTCACACCTTGCTTTGGGTTCGAGTCTATAACTTGAGTATCCTCGTAATCGCGATACTTTGGATCAGCTTCTTTCATACGAAGCTTACTCTTTGAAACTTTCAAGCCACGTTCCGTCAGTAATTCTTCTGCCTGTTCCAAATCTATCGGAAACCCCTTACGATATAATTCTGGAATAATAACTTTCGTATCTATTTTCTCAGTCGGCTTATTCTGAGCATTATCTATTGCTTTTTCAACCAAAGGTGTAACCGCAGTAATCAAACCACCAACAGCTCCGATTGCTCCTATGACACCCGAAAAGTTTTTATTTGATTTCGTTCCCATATAATCACCCTTTCCATACTCAAGTAGGAATTTAAGGCAAATAAAAAGTGCGCCCCAATTTGAGAGACGCACCGAAAAAGCGCATCTCTTATTGTTGCCACACAATCTCTTCGCCGTTCAAGGGTACGAGTAAAAGAGAATACACTTTTTACCAAAGTTATTCCCTCGAACGCGATTTCATTATTAGATTGTGTGGCTCTTATAGTATAGCATGAAGCACACAAAATGGAAAGCGGATTCTGTAGCCAGATCCTAGGCTGCAAGCATCTTAGCTCGCTTTACCATATCATCATAAACCACCTTGGTTCCGTCTGCTAAATATACGATAATGCTCATGTAGTTATACGGACGATAATCCTGGGCTTCTTTTGATAACCGCGGATACACAGATTTGAAATTATTGAAAATATCTTTCCATGTTACTTTACGCTTTACATTCACGGCAAACCTCCCATCAGATACAAGCTACCATATGGATATCCGAAATACGGACCTCCGGCACCGGAATAAAAATCCCTCGGAATTGTATATCCAAGCATCACGTCTTCAAAAGATCTGTACGGTGGATTATCAACCCAGAGCCATCCTTGTGACATGAGTACCTCACTCTTCATCATCACATATGCACCCTTTGGAATATCTTTATTCACTCGCAAGTGATACGGAAAATGTTCACACAACCAATCCTCGACCAATTTCTTATCATTGGTCATAAAATCACCTCTTTCTTGCTTCTGGTCAAAAACCCACTTTTATTCGCCTATTACTATATATTTTTAAACTTTCTATCATAATAGTTTGGTATTAAAAGTGGGAAAGTGGGCAGAAAGCCCGCAAACCCGCATAAATACTGGGTTTTTACTGGTCAAATCCAGGTTTTTGAAAGTGGGCAAAACCGGGCAAATGGCCAGAAAAATGACCAAAATTCATAATTTTTCTCCAAATCGACACCGATTTTTCAGCTCTGGTCAAAAATATCCGGGCTTCGGTCAAATCCTAAAACTTAAAAGTGGGCAGAAAATTGACCTGCTACTACAAAGATTTTTAACCTAGATTAGCTGAAATCAGTCAGAAATTTCGTCTCTGATAGGGTAAATTGCGCTTCATAGCAGGCTTATAATTGTACGTAGACATCTTAACATCCGGAACACGCTTCACAGATTTGAGTTTCCGACCGGTGTGAATTTTACGATTCTCTTCCTCAGAAGCATACATACGTCCAAAGGCATCACTCAAAGCTTCAGCAAATTTCTCCATCGGCTCCAAAGCTTTGTTCCACGCCTCTGCCAAGGTCTCACACGCTTTCTGTAATTCTTCCATAGTCATCATAAACTCTCCTTTACGTCATAAACGCGGTTTAATGATACTTTTGTAATTTTGCCGTCCTTTTGAACCATTGCATAGTCACCGCTCCAAAATCCAGTTCCGATCTGTAATAATTCATAAGTATCAGTATTCAATTTACATTTACTGCAATCGTCAACCACGTCAAACATTTCCTGAGTAGCCACACAAGCAGAACAGGTCGAGTAATCGGGTCTTACCTTACAGATTTTCATCTCGCCTACCTCCAAACCTTTCCAGTTCTTTTATCCTTCAATACAACTCGTCCCTCGATATGGAAATCCGCCAATTCACAAAGCGAAAACATGGTGTTCAGTAACTGATGAAATCTAGCATCATCCTTGTCCTGTTCCTGCTCAACATTCTTAATCGCATTGTAAGCTGTCGGGTCGTTGTAACCCTCTGCATTTTTTCTGTCGTCCTTAGCTGTCATCTCTACCTCCCCATCTCATGGAATCGTCCATCCACATTGCAGCATTTATAACGGACAGAACTATATATCCACCGAAAATAAGAATAGCTGCCAGAATAATAATTCCTAAAATTAAATATCCCATTTACTTACCCTCCACTTCTTCTAATCGCACGCCACCATATATCCAAAGATCTTCTTTGAGCTTGTCCATGTCTAACTCATCGTTTTGCCACTTTTCATAATATTCGAGAACATGCTCTGTAAACTCCGGAATCCGCTTTGCATATGTCTTTGTCCAATAATGATCCATCAGCACTTCAAGCGGCAGAGTAAGCAGAAGAATCATCGCCTGATTGATAGCATCATTCGTAGCCTCCTGCTTAACTCTATCCAGTTCACCAGATATCTTTTCTCGAACCAGGGCATCTAATTGAGCTCTTGTCAGATTGTATGTAGCGGTTTTAGATTTCTGCTCGCACTTCTGTGCCCTTCTCCTTTCAGCCCGGCTCATATAGCCGCCTCCTTAATTCATAATGCAATTTTCTCTTGATACAAATAATAAAATGCCAAACATCAAGGTAAATAAAAAGAACGTTGCATCCCATTCAATCGGGATTGTCAACGCTCCAAGTACAATGAATATAATTCCGTATATCTTGTTCTTAATTAAATCCTTTCTCAACATTGTCTTTCTCCTCTTTTGACTTTGCGATGCCAGCTGCTACATCATCCATTTTTGTCATCACTCCGGCTTCTCTGAACCGTCCGTATGCTTTGGCTGTAGCACAATGCTCAATACACTTCATAATGCGATCAACTAAAGCGTAAAAGCACACATAGGCGATAAGAAACATGATAATAATCTGAATAACTGTAAAATGCATAAATTTAATCCTCCGTTTTTCTTTTATAGATATAACCCTTGCCACTATTTCTAGCCGCTCCCTGTAATGCGTTAATTGAATTGAGATCTAAACCGGATGAAGACATAATAATCTCAGAATATGGCAGTGTCTCGATCCACTTGCAGAAATCACACCACTCATCCAGCTTATGTACTCGACGGCTCTTATAAATATTTGCCAGAACTACATGTTCTAATTTAATCATTTTTCGTTCTCCTTTCAGAATATCCAGACTCCCACCAATCTGGATTATTATGCTCCTACGTTTCTGCATAGCCCACATTTTTAATTACTCTTCTCCCTTCTCATAAGGAATCTGAATCACATCTCCGCCAGGAACGGTAACAGACTGCATAAGCTGACCTGTTTCCTCATCGAAGTAAATGTTATCCATGGCATGGTCCCACTCTTCAAACTGCTCGGTGATGTTTCTGCCTTTTTCTTTACGCATGTTGATAAGCTCATCATGAACCACTCGTCTCCAGGATCTTGCAATTTCCATACGACTCTGAGCAAGGATATTATATAGACCGTTCTCAGTCACAAAGTTGACGGAACGTCTCTGACCTGCTACTACTAAAGGTAGTTTCAGCTTCTCATCCTCTTCGCACATTTCGAGCATTCTCCACTCGTTACCGCTACTGTAGCCGATAGCATGACTAATATCTTTTGCCTTGAACAGTGGAGCGTCCAGATCTCCATATACATTAAGGCGCTTTCCTCCAAACGAAATACTTCCGGCAATTTTAATCTCTTTACTCATCTCTGTTTATTCCTTTCTCTTTGTAATTTAACGTCCATAGCTTTTTGTAACTCTTCTGGTGTAATATTAAAAATGGACTTAAGGAATTCCAGGCAAATATAAGCATCCGCCATCTCTTCCAAAAGTCCAATTCTATTATCATACCCACGAATCTGTTTACTGATTGCCTGTGTAAGTTCCGCAAACTCTTCCATGGCAATCGTACACTTTAATTTCCACGGCTGACTCTCAACACTTCTTCTGATAATTCTCCGCCGCTCTTTATCCGACAACTCGATGTTGCTTTTCATGCACTGGATAAATCTATTTCGATCCATTGGTTGCCTCCATCCGAGCTTTAGCAGCTTCCTTTCGCTCCTTGTACTCCGCTTCGTCGATTTCAGCAAAGCCGTTCGGAGCCTCTTTAAAATATCTGTTAATTGCTACCTTGTCCATGGACGGAGTGATTACGTACAGAATACCTACAGTATCATAATCGCCTTTCGCTGGATCTACAAGGAAATCCTCCGTATAAATCTTAAAGGCTCTATCAGCCGGCATATAAGGCATAGTGATCGGATACAGTTCATCCATAACAGTATCAATCAGTCCGCTGTGGTACTGAGCATCCGGACAGTTGATGTTCACGCCGTGATAGCGATCCACGTCTCTGTACTTAACTGTTCCATCAGCATACACATACTTAAATAAGGAAGACATGCGTTTGCACTGATAGTTACGCTCTTCTCCTTTCAGACCGCTCATATCAGAAATATCACTCCATACCTCGTCGGTATCCTCAATTGGAAGAAGTGGCTTGTTGCTGATGAGACGATTCAGAATAGCCTTAGTCAGACCAATGCTGAAACCAGAATGCCCGTCCGCACACAAAGAGCCAAAGGCTTTCAACGCACTCTCATAGCAAGCGCAGCCATAATCCCATTCTCCGTCTTTTCTGTCTGGCTTCTCATGGCGGCAGGCAATAGCTACCTCGTTTTCAGCCCAACGCTCCAGGTTAGATTTCTCACGGCAAGAACCAATAGAGCGGTTGCGGTCATCTATGTACTCATTTGCAAATATCTTTCTGCAATTAGTCCCGAATGCTTCGACGATTTCCGGGAGATTATCATTTACGGCGTCAAAGATCAGCCCTTTCTCAGCTGACCATTTAACGGCTTCATCCAGCCGATCTCCAACTCTATTCGTCCAGAGGATCAGCTTTTCTCCGTTAGCCTGTCTTTTTTTCAGATACTCGATAAGCTCTTCGTTCGGTATACCGATCTCCGGCCATTTGTTCTCGCATAAGGTTCCGTCAAAATCCACTGCAATAATATTCTGTTTCATTTCTAAATTCTCCTTTCAATTTTCAAGCCATTCATTATCGATATAGTAAAAACCAAATACACACAGTCCGATAACAATTATCCAAATCACCCAGAATAACCATAACGCCCAATCACTTTCCAAATAACTAACAGCTTCGTCAATGGTGCTGTTTTCATAAAATGAAGAATTATCAGATATAGTTTTATCTCGCAATTCGGTAAATATGGTTCCAGTATATTCCGTGCCAACTCCGTAATACTTATGTCGGACATGACTTGATTCTTTTATAGTGTCAATATATTCGGTACTTGGAAACTCTACCTTATTTGAGGAGAAGACATATCCTAAAAATGTAATTTCCGAACATCTTTGTTCTTCGCTACCAGCATAATCCCAAGACCAATAAGTTTCTGTTCTGGTATGTGTCTTTCCTTTGGAATCGGTTGTAGTAACGGTTCGTGTATGCATATTGTAATGTTCCTCTATTTTTTCTATATACATATACTCCCCGTTAATTTCTGGATATGAAACAGTATCCACAGCCTTCAAATCTCCATAAACGAACGCATAACCGACGTTGGTTCTCATCCCATATTCAAACAGATCAGAGCTTTCGATTTTAATAGCTTTATTATACTTTTCATTCCGATCCAGAATATAGTTTGAAATTTTTCCAGAAATTACAAATCCAACGAGAAGCATCACTGCAATTATTGATATGCTTGCTAAAATCTCACGCTTAGTAATTTCAAAATCTCCAAAATAAAAGCCTCTGTTCTTCATAGTATCAGTCTCCAAATAAATTTTGAGGCGCATCTACCGGAGCATCATAATCAAGGTACTGATACTGCTGCATTTCATATCCTAAAATGTTTAAAAATAATCTAGTTGGGAATTTTCTAGCATAGCGATTGTATTCTTTAATTTGCTTGTTATAATTCTCCCTATACTCGGCGATTAAATTTTCAGTAATGGATAACTCATTCATCAGTTCCTTGTAATTTTCATTGGATTTTAATTCCGGATATGCCTCTGTAACAGCAGCGATTGCAGTGGTTACATTTTCTATACTGGTTGCTTTTTCCCTACCCTCGACAATAGCAGTAAGAGTTTCAGCCTCATGCTTATCATATTGCTTGACACAATCCGCAAGATTATAAACAAGATCGACTCGTCTTTTTTCCTGCACTTTAATATCTGAATCAGCAGCGTTGACCTGCTCCTCCAATGCAAATGCTTTGTTTTGTGCTCCCTGTACTCCAAAAATGCACATAAAAATAACCGCTACAATCCCAGCGACCACAATAAGTACCAGTTTCCAATTTTCTTTAATAGCTTTCATCTTTACTCGCCCTCCTTGATAATCCCAATAAATTCCACTCGCTCTTCTGCCAGACTTACGAAATACCTTTTTCCCTTATAATCGACGATGTCACCCTCGTACTTATAGTTCTTGTCCGGCTCCGAAGCATATGCTAAGATATTTATTTTTGTCGTTCTATTCATAGCTCCTCCAAATATCAAGCTCCAGGTTGCATGACTGATTGATCCGCATACTGCAATGCCTGAAGCTTTTTCTTCATATTGTCTAAAATATACTCGACTGTGATTTTCGTTGTCTGCGCCAGTTTTATATACTTAGAATGTTCCTCGTACCATTTGAATATCTCATAGAGATTTCCACTCTGCCAACTGAATGACCACCAATCGCAAATCATCTCGATGATGTAATCGTATGGCATTTCCAAAACGGTCTCCAGTTCGCCATCTTCCATATCATCATGAATAAGAATCCAGTGCTGCCAATGATGTGGATTTCTGTGAATATGAAGTAACCATGCTCGCTGATATCGCTGTACAACCTCATAAGAGCGATTATTTCCATAGAAATATGCATCGTATGCCTCATACTCATCCGGTTCGTTCTTAGACTGATCATGAGCAAATTCTATATTCCACCCGGCGGTTAGGGTATTTGTCATAAGTCCCGGTAAATTTTCAGAAAGCCAGTCAAACCCCTTTTTCACGTTAGCTCGATGTCTGGCTAAATATTGATCGTACTGAAAGCTCACTTTTGACCCTCCTTCTTTTTCTTTGTTACTAACTTTTCATAAAGTTCTCTTGCTTCATCTCCTTGGAAAGCATTGATAATCTCGACAGACTGATTCATTCGTTTTCTTCCTACAACCATTACTCCAGTGTCGTTTTTGTTTGAAAAATCAACACTAACTAAGATACTCTCTACCATTTTCAGCCTCCTTCCAGTAAACGGGTTTATCTGAATTGGCATTCATCGGTTCTGCCAAACAGTCGTTACACGGATCAAATTTCTCGTCGAGATCCTTATGCTCGCAGGTTTTGCAATAGGTTTTGAAATCAACCTCTTTGTAAACATTTTCCATAAGCTATTCCTTTCACATGTAATAGCGGAGCCAGATCGCATACCATACCTGCTCATATGTACAGTTGGATAATAAGGTTTTAAATTCCTCCTCCGACAGAGACTTTATCCGAAATGACATAACTCGCAAAAATATAATGATGTTCCTAAGAACTTCTGTCATCTGTATCACCTCCGATTTATGCTGCCATACCAGATGACTGCTCAAATGATATGGGCTTTTTATTGATCCATTTAGTTTCATTAAATGTTTTCTTATCCTTCAATGCTTTGCCGATGGCAAGATCAATACCAGACCTGGATTTCAAATGATAGTAATACAGATCCGTATACGGTGTATTCATCCTGTCTATTCGACCAGCAGACTGTGCCATGATCTTATATGAATAATTCTGAGAATAGAATATAATCGTGTCCGTCGTAATACAGTTCCATCCTTCAGCCCCGGCATTGTACTGAACTAAATATACCCATGCATCGCTAGTCGGCACTGGCTGATGTTTGTGACCGTTCCACTCTCCGACTTCGCATCCAGAGAATATCTCCTTCAGAAGCTCAAGCTCATAATCGAAATTGTAGAATATAATCGCTTTCGGATGCTTTTCCACAATTTCAAGTAAAGCTATTTGTCTGGACTGATCGGTGTTTACAATCTTTCTCCATACATAGCACAGACCGGCAGCATTGATAATTGGTTCTTTTTTAAACGGGTCCCATCTGGTTTTTCCGACATCTTTATACCTTTCGATATTGTACCTGACATAAATATCCTCATGGTGCGAAACCGTCTGGCGCTTAAAATCCATATTCACCAAGATTTTGTTTCGCAATCGAATCAATCTACCAGTATTCAAATATCGGTCAACTTTAGGAAATTTGCTGAAACGACTATAGACTATATGCTCCCTTGTAAATTCGCTTCGGTTTTTATAAAATCCATTAGCCACAAACACTGGAATATAATCCTGCCAGGTATCGCCAGGTGTTGCGGATAACAGTATCCACTCATTTACCTTAGCTATTTTCAAGAATGCTTTAACCCATGTTCCAGAGCCTATAACACGCTGCTCATCAAATATAAAGAAGGCGTCCTTAACATCTGCATACTTCTTGATATTGTTCCAAGAATCAATCACAACCTTATTGGTATACAAATTCTCTTCTTTATTCGTTGATAATAGAAATGGTGAGAGTTCCTCTTCCCATTCAAAGGTGTCTCGTTTCCTAGCGGTTGTGATTATGTACAAATCCTTAATGTTCGCATCGTCCATAGGAACATACTCATCCGTTCCAAGCTCTCCGCCATTTCGAACATAATAGTAGGCCAACGAAGTTCTGGATTTTCCGCTACCAACACCACCACAAAGTATGCAGCCATTTCGCATTCGTCGTACAGCTTCTTCCTGATAGTCCCGTAATTCTACGCCAGCCATCACACACCTTTCGTGATGAATCCATCTTCTACCTCGACTTCGTAGCCATCTCCATCCAGATCTGCTTTTGGACCACACAAGAGCATGCAGGTTGTGATGGTTTCGTCACTCTGATTCTCTGAATGATAGAACTCATACAGGCCGTCCAGCACTTTTTTGGTGATAGATAATTTACGACAATCGTACACAACTTTGCTTAAATCTGAAACGCCCATGATTTTAGCAACATTGTCATAAAGCTCGCTGATTCCGCATGTACACTGCTCTTTTGAAATGGAATATCTTTTTTTCATTCGTCATCACCCTTTCCAAATAACTTGTTAATCTGACGGAGCATTCTTCTGGTACTCCATACGTCTGAGAAATACATAGGTGTATACCAATAATTTTCAGATGAATCGTCCGTAGACATTGGGTCACTTATCGAGTTACCTATTTTTATAAATCCAGCCAATCCAAGAAGCGAGATTTGGATATAACACATCAGTCCAACAATTTCATCAACGTCCTGTGCAACTACTAAGATATGATTCTGGTAGTTCCTCGGCGGATCACAATGTTCAAGTTGCTTTCGTATTACATGCACACCGGCAATCAAAGTTGCCCCAGCGCCGCAGCATGGATCGTTAATCGAAATATAACCATACTGCTCTATCTTTTCTAAAACATCAGTCGCTACCACTTCTGCCATGAGTTCGCATACATGATATGGTGTGAAGAATTGACCAGCTGAACGATTTCCAAGATCCAACCGCATAAACATTTTTCCGAGGAAATCCTGCTCCTGGTTCTGATCCAGTGCCATAGTTGTGTATGCTGCTAATTCTGGAAATATAGCTTGCTCTTCTTTTGAATACTGATGAATGATTTTCAGATACCGCTTCTCTCTTTGGCCGTAGTTTTCCTTGTCCAAAACATTCGAGATTGAACATGCATGAAGTAAAATATAATCTCTCCACACATCCCATGCTCGATGTCTGTATGTAAGTTTCTGAAAAGATTTTAAGAATTTATCCTCCCAGTCAATTTTCGGTTCAGATTTCGTAATTACTTCCGGTGTTTTCTCATCCTTCTTTTTCGTTTCACCGAAAGTTGGTTGCCACTTAGGTGGCGGTTCTTTTGCTTTGAATGTTTTAGGTACCGTAGTCTTAATCTGTGGTTTTGACTTCGGTTTTTTCTTATTCCAAAACATAATTTCTCTCCTTTCATAAAGTAAGAGTGCCGGTTTTGACACCGACACCCTCAAAATATGTTTTTTAATTGAATGGAATATCTTCCGTCTCATCAGAATCATCATAACGACGATTATTCTTAGCATATTTAGAACTAATCGGATCGTCATCAACTTTCTGAAACACTTCCATGCTCTTAACGTACAAAGATTTGCCATTCGGACCTTCATACGGATTTAATACAACATTTACGCTCTCGACCCACATATCATCAATAACACTTACGGATTCAGCGTCCAGTAGAGTGGCGTTTTCTTCTTCAGTAACTAAATATATTTTTGGCGGCCAAGAGCTATCGTAATTAACTTTGATGACCACATAGTATCTAGGAATGAATCCCTCTTCTTCGCCCTCTCTAGGCTTAGTTAATTTAACATTATATCCCTCGTCAATCAGCCTTCTTGCCTGCTCAATGTCCGGAATGATAAGATTTGCTTTTCTCTGATCGTTTCCAAAACGGTCTCTTTTTGGATCTCCAGAAAAGTTCGTGTCATAAATAAATTTAGCACCTTCGATAATTACAAGATTTGTTCTCATTTTAGTCTCCTTTATTTTTTTTTAATTTTCCGGCGGATTCATTGCGTGCTTCATCACGATATCTGAAATATCATAATCAAGATCGCAATCCATGTGGAAGTTATCGTTGTTGAAATGCGGGCAGTCGAAGCATGTCCGATACTTATCCTCTCCGCAAGGCATCGCCCATGGAACAACACAATCGACATCAGCGTCATTTGCACCAAGTTCCGGAACATACGGATCATCAGATACAAACCATTCAAAGTCTCCGTACTGAGAAATAGTCTTTACAGCCTCGTCGACCAGCTTGTCATAATAGGAACGATCAATACCGTCTCCCTTTTCGAGTTCTTTTACCATCTCCGATTCCATCCAGCGATAACCTTTGGAACCGGTTGCAGCATAATAATGACCGTCCTTTTCTCTCATCAGAAGTCCGGCTCCGTATCCATCTTTCATCGGACAGAACTGACCAACCTTTCCAATAAAGTGATAGTCGTGTCCTTTTTCGATCAATGGAGTAAGCTTCTGACATGTGGCTTCAAAAGTTGTATCAGATAACAGTCCTTTCTTATAGTCACTCTCTGCCTTGCTGAATTCTTTTTCTTCCTTGCTGACATCCGGTAATTCCTCATTCAGATCCAAATATAAAGAGCTGCTCACAGATTTTGTCTCACACATATCTTCAAATGCGATGTCTTCTCTGCTGAACAGCTTCTTAAATACATATGGAATCTGGAACTGAGTACCCGTTGCCGTCCATTTTCCACCTTTCTTTTTGTTGTCGCCAGGGACATAACCATACATCTTCTGGCATTCTTCTGCTGATTTGTACTTTGCGATATATACAGCATCATTAACCAAGCACATCCGATCATACGTAGCCTCGTGCTCAAACGTGTATCCGTATCTCTCACCAAAGTCCATAACGAACTGAATAATCTCTGGCGTTGCATCTGGGATCTTAATAGAGTCTGTCTTAATATGAGCAACCTGGAATCCGCGCTTTAGAACCTCATTCTTAAGGTCGATCATGAATAATGCTCCACGTTTCGCCACAATGTTATCGATGTTTCTTGGATCACGGAATGGATTATCAAAGGATGCCGATGTGAGACCGTATACGGAATTGATAGCTGTCTTCAGTGCATTGGCAAGATCTTTTGATGTCATCTCGCCGTCAATAACTCTCTGAATATACGGAGTAAGCTTGCCGTACAGCATGGTATTAACAATATCCCAAGCCTCATGTTTAATGCTTACACGACCCTCAACAATATCACGAAACGCCTTCGTAAATCTCGGTCCAAACAGAACCTCAGCAATAGCACTGTGCGGATGCATTGAAGAAATATCCAGGAGTGCTGCATTTCCATACATTCCGGGTACGCCCTGTGCAAATCCGCCCTCGCCTACTTCTTCTCCACGATATGTAGATTTTCCATGGTCAAATACATACCCAGGGAAATATGGAAGAATGCTGTGAGCTTCAAATGGAACTTCGTCCTTATCGTTGTACTTCCAACCATAGTGAGGCTCCTCCATCATCTTCGGGCAGGCTTCCTTAAGGAAATCCATACTCTCCTTATCCAGCGACTCTACCGGTTCTGCCAGATTTCTGTAATGGAACTCTGATTGTGGTTTCCGGTTGTTTCCAAATATAATTCTGGTTGTAAGAGAATTCGTAGTATCATTAACGGTCATCTCTGCTAAATCTGCCAGAATCTGTCGCGCCGTCCAGTCAGCCTCAAGATAATTAAAGGCCGCCTCAGTAGCAATAACATCGTTATCACAATACTCAGCGACCTTAATCCAAAGCTCTTCCGGAACTGGTTGATCCCATGGAAGACCAAGCTCCTGGTGATGTGTTCCTGCCTTGATAATTCTTATTTTTTCGTCTGAGAATCCTTTTTTCTTGAGATCGTCATCGGTGAGGTTTCCCATCTCAATTTCCAATTTCTTAAGACTCTTCTTATTACCAGCCGAAGCGAAATCATACACATCCGTATAGGATACGTTGTACGCTTCTCCAAAGAAACAGTTCCGTCCTCCGTTGATGATTTTCTGCGAAAGGTTATAGAGCTGTTCGTTTGTATAACCCATCAACCTTGCGTACAGAATATGGTTATCATATCTCCGACAGTTGAAGCCAACCAGTCTGAACCGCATCAGCTCCTCGATCTCACTCGGAGACGGGTTAATCATTCTTACAACAGGCTTTCCCTCGCCCTCGATCTTCCAGTTCACAAGGAATAAGTTTGGGAAAACCTCAATATCATAGAATACCAGCTTTGCATCATCGTTTTTCACCGCTGTGGACGGATCTGCGGATTTAAACTGCATTTTGTTGACCAACTTAATACAGTAATCTGCCTGATGAGTGCTGTTTGCTGCAAATGCTAATACTGCATTGCGCATATCTGTGACATCGTACTTCAAATCACTTCCATACGCATCTTCCAGTATCTTGTAGATAAAATCGATACTGGGCTTAGTTCCCGGATGTATCTCTTTATTAAGATTCCGTTTGATCAGTGTTCTAAGCCCTTTCTCGCTCTTAATCGCTTCAAAATTTACCATTTTTTGTTCTCCTTTCAGCGGTAAACCGGAGCTAATTGTTGCGATAGGCAAATTATTACACTTTGACAGCATACGCCGTAAAGAGCTTTTGCCCGTGAACACCTTAACTTCAACATGGTCGTCATATACTCTGCTAAGCTGCGTCGGATCGCCGGTATAAATATAATGAAGATGTATACCTTGTCCCGATTTACTAAGCTCGGCATAGGTCGGCGGCCACTTACTTGCTTCTGCTAAATTCTTTTCAAATGACTTATTTCCAGACGAATCTGAAATATCAAAGTCAATCACGATATGATTCTCCGGAACTTTCACATAATGAAGTTTTTTCGTATCAATTCCAGATAATTTCGTGCGAACAGAATCCCATTTTTTCTGAGGTGTTTCGTTTTCCGAAGCATACTGCGCGGGGCATTCCGAGCACACATCATCAAATATAGATTCAGTGCTATCGAATTGGATCAGTGCCGGTTTGACTACTTCTGCCTTTTCCTCTACAGTTTCTTCTTCAAATTTTTCTGTCCTGAACCCGATGTAATAGCTTCTAACCCGAGTTCCATCATCCAGATTAAAGCGTTCCTGAAAATCATGAAAATAGTTTTTAAGTTCCTCTTTGAACACCCTCTGTGAGAACGGGAACCCGACCTTGGCATCGTCACAGTAGGTTTTGTACATCTCCCATGCGGCTTTCAAGGTTGTCCCATTTTCTTTCTTAAATACATGATACGAATCGATAATGAAGTTATAAAAATCATTAGATGCACCAAGCATCGTAATCGGAATATAATCGTCATAACGACCAGGATTGTTCAAATATACCTCCTGGCAGTGGTAGGCGATAGCTCCCAACTCAAATTCCACTTGCTTCACGATCGTTTTGTATTCTTTTGGATTCAGCTTATTTCCAGACGGCGATACATCAATCAATCGTCGAATCAGACCGGACTTCGCATCTGTAATCTTGACCGGCTTATTCGTTCCCATAAACAGGAAACATTTAAACCGGTTTGAGTATGTAGACTTGAATTTTTCGTTCACAGTCATCAGCTCATGAGATACTAAACTGTTTAATCTGGTGTTATCCTCAATTCTCGATAAATCACCATCGTGCTGAATGGCAACCAGAGGGTTCGTTTTAAATGCTTCCAATGCAAATGAATTGCTGGAAGATCCAAGTGCTTTTGCGTCAAATACAGAATAGTATCCGTCGAAAAGCTGCTGAATAATGTTAAGAACTGTGGATTTACCGGTTCCAGCAGCTCCGTATAAAACCATAAATTTTTGCAGTTTTTTGGATTCTCCAGATACGATTGACCCTATAGCCCACTCGATTTTTGTCCGCTCTTCTTCTGAATATAAAGTAGACATCAATTTCTCATAGGCAGACAAATCGCCAGCTTCAAGCGGATAATTCAACTTTTTGCTGGCGTAGTCTTTTTTATTAGTTTCTGTATTGGAAAATATAAGTTTGTCGTCCAACGTATGAAAGCTGTCCCTCATCTGTTTCTGACAATACTTATGCCATGAGTCGATCATACCCGACTCGGCATCCCACATATGCAGGACTTTAATATCGGAGTTAAAACGCTGGCGGTTCTCCTCAGCATATCTATCCAGTTCGCGGTCAATGAGCTGCAAGGCATCTTGCTCGTCCGTAGACCATAAACCACGTTCCTCAATCCAGATAGCATAGAAATCACCACCTCGAATCATTAGATCGGTGCTTTTTTTAATAATGAACTTTGGATAGATTTCTATTACTCCACGTTTCGTTGAACGTGTTGAAATCACCATAAAGTCGATCATCGCATTTTTTACTCTCCTTCCGGACGCTTAAGTTCCTCGATTTCCTTTTCCAACTTTCTGATACGCAATGCCTGGTCCTTCTGCTCGATTTTCATAACAACCAGGTTTGCGGTTGTCAAGGCAGCAAAGATTGTAATCTGTTTATTGAAGCTCCGCTGTTTACTGACTGCCCTTGTGACAACATCCAGTCTTTTTTCCGATGACCGTAAACTGCTGAAAATATAAGTAAGCATTTCACCCATTATTTCTTACCTCCTTTTAATCCATTCATGAAGCTTTCAACAGTCTCAAACCGCCAATTTCCTTCATTGTTGAATGTAAATATAAATTCCTGATGGTTCTTCTGACGGATGCGAATACTGTTCTTTCCGTTCTGGAACCAGCTCTCCACTTTATCCCCAGCATACTGAGGAAAATATAACTCGAACCACTTATATACTTCGCTATGGCTCATAACGTCCTCCTATCTGACATTGTCAAGATACCAGTTAGCTTGATACCAGATCTCAATATCTCTCATGTCATATCTGCAATGCTCAATTGTGAATAAACCACCCTTGCCATCCCGTTCGTAGTCACGATTAAGGAATCGCCGAATAACATCGATGGCATAAGCCTTGTCAAATTTGGAATCATCCATAGAACCTAAGCCAAGACTCACGATCATATCCCAAAACCACTGACCGGTTCGATTACCGATGTCCGGATCATCCATGATGTGCTCTTCTAAGCGTATAGCAAGGGCAATAATCATTTCTAAAACACTGCACGGACGATTATCCAAATAACTTGCAATCATACTATCCCGGTATCCCTGCTCATTTCCGAATCTATATCGAAGATCGATTCCATCGTCATAGCGGTTGCCATCAAGAGCAATCGTATACGTGAAATCTGTATCGTGAAGCAAAGATAACAACTTACGATACGACAAACCTCGCGAATATTCATCGTCACATACGAGCTGGTACATCCAGTCAAAATATGCATTGTTCAGCTCATCCCGTGTCATCATACCTCCATCTGATGCGGCATATCTTCAACCACTTCAGAATAGGTCCTCTGATCAAGGAGAATTTCATAATCGCACTTTCTTGCGTCATTACGAACAAAGACAGAATCGTCCTCATACTCTCCAAAATGATTCAAAGAATCAATTCCAACAGCATCTTCCACATCCTCAATTACTTCATCATTTTCATCAGCCAGCACACCATCTGCATAGTAGGTAAGGCTGATCTGCTCATACTCTTCATCGTCACCAAACTGCTCCGGCGGAATCACATACGGACCGGCTTCAGAAACAGGCTTTTCTTCCTCGTCCGAACCGAAATCAGAATATCGGGTGTAACCCTCTTTTTTCAGACGTTCCGCATACTCTTTAAGATCTGGTTTTTCTTTGTCCGCATCTTTAATACCTTCAGCAACGGTTTTCTTTACGGACTGATCCTTTAATTCCTGCTCACGTCTTAAGAAAACCTCTTTTACAGAATCAATTTCCTCCTGAGCGAGCGCTTCGTATTTATCCTTAAGCAGGTACCATGTCACTACCGATCCAGTCGCAGCACCAATGATAAATGCCAAAGAAAACAGAGATTTGTTACTCATCTTCGTCCTCCTCGTTCTGAATTGTCATAACGGTAAGCGCAAGCCCACCGAAAAGTAAAGAGGCACTCAACAGAATGCCCCCTGTGATATGTCTTTTTCTTTTGGTATCCAATATGTAATCCATCATGGATATAAAATTTCCAATGCCATCCATCAGTGATGCTCCTTTCCGCCCATAAGAACGGCCAGACCACTAACAAAGCAAATACCAGCAAATGCTGAAAATGTTAATCCCATAAAACCTGTCATAATTCAGGACTCCTTTCTATTCATAGCTCGAAAAATAATGGTTACCTACTTGAAACATCGGTCTTCCGTATTTTCCATATTCACCAGCCGTGAAGAATATCGTATCTACATTAGTTCTGGATTGCAGTTCCTCTTCAACTAACTGGCAAATATCATCGTCTACAAAGCACTTATCAACTCTCCCATTCCACATGGATGAAAACTGATTTGCTTGATATACAACACCGTACACTGTATCCGGGAAATATACGGAATCAACACGATTTAATATGGTGTCGATCACTAATCGCTTTCCTTCCTCGCATTCGCCCTCAGCTTCTGCCATAGTTACAAGAGCAATCAGCTCAATATCTTCCCGTGGCAATAGTGTATCCTCCACATACTCTTCGATTTCAACTGCCGACACCGTTTCCTCTAAGGGTTGCTCAGAAATAATTACAATAGGATCAATAGGTTCAGCTTTTAAAGTCGGCTGTATTTCGATATATTCATACCGGTTTACCTGTTCTGCCGAGCAGACAAAACCTGTACAAATAATCGCAAATACGCAAAGAGCAGGAAGGACCACCATACGAATATAATTTCGCATATGTATCCTCCTCAAAAAAATTAGATCAGATCGAGAATCGGTCCGTCTACATTGAACTCCATTAGAATGGCTTTCTCGTAACCACCATCCTCAGTTTCACGGTTAGTCTCCAGAATCCCGAAATCAACGAAGTTGTCGCCATTTTTATTTCCTTCCGGTTTATAAACCCAACCAACAATCTGGCTCATTTTGGTACGCTTAATGCCAAGCTGATCGTATACATCGCTGAGGAATAAATATCCATTAGCTTTAAGTTTGTCGTTTGCCAGATTCTGCTGAGAGCGCAGATACATAAGGTTGTAATCCATATTGGATTCATATGCTTCGCAGGACTCATCAAAGAAACGGGCGTAATCGTTCGTAGAAGGCGCAGCCACATCTACTGTAGACTTTACCTTTTTCTCTTTACCACTGTCCGGATCGGTTACAGTTTCCTCAAATTTCTTTGCCTTGATGTTGTAGCGAAGTTCTTTATCTACCTCCGCACCAAAACGTTCAACAACTCTGTTTCTGTATTCTTTGAAAGTTTTATCGACAGTTGCATAAGCCGCTGCCAATGCGACATTTCTTTTCTTGAGAATATTGTGGGATGCAACGATACTTGCAATAGATAAGGTTCCAAGTGCTACAGATGGAGCATAAAGCTTAGCGACTTTTACTCCGGCCTGGACATAAACGATAGCCAGATCTTTTTTTGCGTCATCTTTGGAATATTCATCTGCCAGCTCCTCATTTTCAGCGCATTTATGAATAGCATCAATATCTTTCTTGGACTTCTCCAATACACTGTCCAGCTTAGTAGTTGCATGACAAGCCATAACAGCGCTTGCAACCGTACCGACAACGCCAACTACTACCAGAATCTCCGGGCTGTGTTTCTTAAGTTTCACACTTACTTTTCCGAAAGTCGTGGAAACGCTCTTCATGATTTCTTCTTTCTTCATATTAGTTATTCTCCTCTTCCATTTTTTCTTTCTTTTCTAAATGCTCAATCAAGTGCTGTGTGTACCACATGATTTTTTTCAAATCCTGAATGCCATTTTTATTTTTCCAGCGGCACGCATACTTGATGATATTACCTGTATCGGTTGCTTCGATACCTTTTAAATCGAAAGTGAATGCCTCAATAACATCAATCACTTCCAAACCTGTTTCTGACTGATAATGACTCGGATGAGACACCATTTTGTCATCTGATTCGTACATAAAATCATCCCTCCTAGTTCAACGGTAATGCCTTCGGAAGTTTGATCATGTATCCATCTCTAACACGAATTACAGATGCATTCCGAATATCGGTCCAACCGTACTTATTGTCTGTATAGTTGCCAGACACACCAACCAGATCGTAGAAATCAGCAACGCTGACTAACTGGTATGTAGCGATAAGCTCGTCCATTCTCTCCAGAACGTCTTCAGCTTCACCACGAGATTCCAGAATAATATCGTCATAATCGTATCCAGTTCGTGTTCTTGTTGTATGTCCGGAATCTCTGCGATCCCGATCATCATAATACTTACGATATGAAACTTTGGATGACGTTGACGATCTTCCTCCTCTTGAACTTCCGCTAACACCAAGAAATGCTCTAACAGCATCCAAGATAATATCCTTTAGTGCCGGAACCACAATGTCTTCAAAAATATAGCTTTTTACATCATCTACATCTTCCGGAACAAATACGTTCGTAATCTTCTGAAGACCATTCTTTTTCTTCGATTTGACAGAACCGCTGACAACCTTCTCTACTCTCTTTTCCGGAATATCATCATTCTGGTTTTGTCGTGATTTATGGGAATTGGATTTGTATTCCTCCATCTCTAAATCTCCTTTCAATTAACCGTTACCACTTTTCCAGGGAGGGTTATCCTCGTACTTGGAATACGGTTTGTTTTCTTCTTAAACTGATAAGCCAGATTACTCCTGGCTTTCTTTTCAGACGCCGCGTATGTAGAACCCTGCCATCTATTTGCAACGCAGGTATCAAACTCCATAACCGGTCCATCATACATATACTGATTCATAGGACACCTCCCTTAAAAAGCAAAAGGGAAAGCACCCTGTTATAGGTACTCTCTCTCTGTCTGAATCATCGATTCAATTCTTATTCAGAATCCTCTTCTGTCTCTTCATCGATATCCGTAAACTCTCCGTCGACGATATCGCCCTTCGGCTGAGTTACAACCGTCTTACGATTCTCACGCCAGTTCTTGAATTTTGCTGTGGCCGGAACGACTACAAATTTGTAGGTTAATGCACCTGCAATCATAGCCAATCCGATAGTTGTCGCTTTCTTCATACCGCCGTTAGAAGCCGCCTTCACGATCTCCTCAGTAGTTGTTTCGATAACCTCTTCGTTGTTGTTCATGATTTCGTTGTTCTCCATAATATGTTCTCCTTTCAGATTTGAAATATGTGGTTCTTCCATAATAGTGTTTGTAAATTCTGCGAACCTTACATTAAGTTACGGAAGTCGTATCTTGGACCATATCCATAGTCGATAACAAGACAAGGTGTTCCGTCCGTAGCAAGCTGAGAACTAAATCTCAGATCGATATATCCATTATCAATATTCCAGCCAAGATCATCACCAAGCTTAATAGGCTCTAATCCGACCTCATAATAGAAATCATTAAGTGAAATATACATTTCATCTCGCATTTGACGATTTAATTCATTCTCAGCCTTTTTCAATTTGTCGATGTCCGACTTAAAATATCTTCCGGACACAGCATCAAAACATAAAGTATCACCTTTTGCTGTGACGATGACCTCCTTATTTTCAACAGGATTTTTCTCAAGGCGTTCCTTAGCAACCGCGTCCCTCACGGTCTGTTCCTTTTTTTCGCCGATTGTCTCTACTACCTTTTTTTGATAATCTCTCAACGTTGATTCAGAAATGGTATACGCTGCGGTCAGTGCCGCATTTCTTCTGGCATTAACGGAACTTGCCCCGATAAGACAAGCTACTGATACTGTTCCCGTAACTGCCGCGGGAATATAACATTTCCAAGCAGTTTTAACGACATCCATCGGCTCCAGTTTATCCGCCTGCTGACGTCGCTTTTCCTCATCCAATAATTGGATTGCTTTAGGAGTAGCTCGTACTGCCATTACGGTAGTCGTAATCATTCCAGCGATTCCAACTCCAGTGAGGATTTCAGGACTATGCTTTACTGTAACTGTTTTTACATTTCTACAGATCTTAGTCAAATTAGGTTTCTGCATTTCAGTCTATCCTCCATAAAATATAAACGGGGCACAAGGCCCCGCGATTTATCTAACCAACCAGAATTCCGGACGAACTCCATCAGAGGCCGAAGCGTTGCCGTAGCCCGTAATGCCATCGCTGCCCACAATGGCAAAGTCAGCCGAAGAAAATTCCTTTTTAGTAGCATTTCGGAGCCAGCCAAACTCACAATCGTTTTTGTAATAAGCTACGCGGTTTCTTCTCTGTTTCATAAGAGGAAGCTGCTCATCTCCATCCGCTTCGATGCGATCTCGATCCCATTTATCGGCCCAGCCGCAAATCTCTCCGAGAGTCGGGATTGATAAACCGGTCATTCTCTGCTTAAGAACCGCAGGGAACATATTGTACAGCTCGGTATCGATCCACTTTTTCAGATCGGACTGAGAATATCCGCCAGCATTGCCGCCATCTTCATTCATCGGGCGTTTGGTAACATAATCGTCGAAAATGAATAACACCTTATTGTTCGTAACTTTCTGAACTGTTGCTGTAAAGTTTCCGAGCTTTCCTAAAGGAACCATCATTTTATCGCCAACTTTAATGTCTGCCGGAAGGATAGAATACGGATTATGTACCGTATCTCTAAATAAATTCAGGGTCGCCTCAACATCAGCTCTGCAATAGCGAACTGTATCGCCAATATCAAATGTCGGAAATAACGGTCCCAAATCGATCGCATAACAACCCTCTGATTTTCCCTTTTTGTCAAGATCGATGTACTTTCTATACATCCTCTCTACCGTCGGAACATCGATGCCTCTTTTGGTTAAGTTGATAATTTCTTCTCCTAATGTCATTTCTCTTGTACACATAGTACGTTCTCCTTTCAGAATATAAAATTTTTATTTGGTAACTACGAAATTAGCAGGTCAATAATCCACTCAAGCATATCTTTCGCACAAGAAAAAACATAACTTGTTCGTGGATTCACACATGAATATGAATCACATTCATCTCGAAATGATTCAATCACGATCAGCGGTGGTATCTCTGGGTGTTTGCAGAGTCGTATTAACACTTCTCTTCCAGCCCATCTCATATAACTCGCCTGCTCAAAGTTATATCCACGCTGAACCACGGGCATTGTTGCGATAGCATAACGTACAGTATAAATGGCTCTTTCAGTCGGCGATTCCATTTGTCTCCTCCAAAAGAAAAAAGCGAAAGAGCCTTGTTAGGACTCCTCCGCTTCATCTTTGTCTCTACGGGCAAGTGCTTCACTGACCGTTTCTTCAATTTTCTCGTCCATTTTCTGTTCATTCACCCAATCGGTAATAAGGTTTACGCCTACACCAATCACGGTTGCTGCTACTCCAATAGCCTTAATCCATTTACTTTTATTGCTCATAATGACACTCTCCTTTCATAATACAGCTTGTAATTTCTGCGAATGACCAGATTTATTCAGAATCCCAGCCGGCATCCGGAACCCAATCCATATCGATAACCAATACTTCAAGTCCATCATCCAGTGTTACTTTGGAATGGTTAAAATCGATCCAGTATATTCCTGTATCAATACTCCATCCAACCGTATCTCCTCCTTCTAAAGGCTCAAGACCAAGCAGTTGATAAAAATGATTCGCCGGTAAATATCCGCTGATGACAAAATCACGGTTCAAATGATATTCCGCCTGAATAACTCTGTTGATGGAACTTTCGAAATATCGATTGGAATAGGCATCGTAGAATAACCTTTCGTCATTCGGATCATGCTCATCAAAATCAAGTGAACTGTTTCTAACTAATCCAGTTGAAGTAATATACACGTCCTTAGCCTTTTCCGCTGCGATAGCATCAACTATCTTCTGGTGAGCCTCTTCGCCGTACAATTCCTTTAGCTTATCCTTATAGTTGTTATAGGAATCATTCAGCAACGCATAAGCGCTGGTAAGTGCTGCCTGTTGGCGTTTACTCAACACATTGGCACCGAAGATGCAGAATATCGTTGCCGTACCGCTAATTGCTGCCGGAATATAGCAGACCCATGCTGATTTAACAGCTTCAAGTTTGCTATAAGCCTCTGGATCACCGTCGTGATTTGTCTTACTATCCGCTCTGATTTTACGAAGAGCTTTTGGTGTCGCACGTACAGCTAATACCGACGTTACGATAACCCCAGCCGCACCAAGACCAGACAATATTGTCGGTGATGCTTTTCTCAGATAGATTTTCGACCTCTGAGCGAGTCTTTGAAGATTTGGTTTCTTCATCATGTTCTCCTTTCGTTTTTATTTCATAGCATGTAATAAATCCAGGACATCTGTGGATATGTCCGCTGCTACTGAAAACATAAAATTGTTATCCGGATTGATTTTTGAAAACTGATTCATCATTCGCCGGAAGTCACCAACAAATGTGATGAAATCTTCAACCGATCCAGATTTCTTTGGATAAAGTCTACCGACGATGTATCTTTTCAACTCATCAATAGCCCATACCGAATAGCTCGATTTTTCAAGCTCTTTCTTCCATTTCCAACCGAATGGAAACCACGCATCCATCTGATACGTATCGCATAACAATAAGTCAAGTTGTTCGATAGACATCCGCTCTCTCCTTTCTGCAAAAATAAAAGAGAAACAGGATGGACTCGAACCATCGACTTCGGGACTTTAATCGTCTCGCGCTCTCCCACTGAGCTACTGTCTCTCATAATATGCCTTGTAAATTTTGCGAAGTAAAAGGAAAGAGGCGTTGTATTCGCCCCTCTCGGTTAATTTAAACCAATGCTCTTTAAGATGCTCATCAGCTCGTCTTTATCGAGTTCTGCATCTACATCCAGATGAAGACGAGTCTTTCCATCACTTATAGTGGTGATAGCCTCGTTCAACTGAATATCAATGTTGTATCCAGTTTTCTTGCGTATTACCATCTTTATTGCTTTAGAAATAATTCCCCTCGTGAATTTCGATACTATTCTCATTTCGTCCATGCTCCTTTTACTCCTTTCAAAGCTTCGGTTTTTCATAAAAGGAACTGTTATTTTGGCGAAAAAGAAGAGACGTTGTTAGCGTCTCCGTCTCTTTTGGATATGTAACTCATAAATCCCCAAGGTCAGCACAATAGTTGCTACTATTATACCTAAGATGGCAACGATCATACCGACCGCGCTCAAAAATATCCACGCCAACAAAGCTCCGACAATACTAATCAGTAAAATCGAACTTGCCGTGGCGAAATACTTAAGAACACCAATCGCATAATCAGTTACTTTTCCGATAGATACATAAGTTTCAATCATTTTTCGTTCTCCTTTATATGAAATTATTTAGTTCCTTTTCCATAAAAGTCTTTGTAAAAAGTGCGTTCAAATCTCACGTCTATCGAAACATGTTTCCCATCGTTGACGCTGTATTGGCTTCATTTTTAATGCCCACATTATTTGTCTTATAGTGACCGTCGGATATAGTCCGTCCGTACACTCCCCGGAGCGGCTATCAAAATATTCCTTGAATTTTGGATGTAAATACAAAGAGTCAGTCAGCCACGAATCAACCTCGGTCCAATATGTACTTTTTGTATCTGCACTAAATCGCTGCTGAATCACTGCGAGACCTTTATCCCCTATCGTAAATAGGGTGCAACGATCATACACAGGATGATTGCAAATATAAAGTTCACCGTACATCGACAAATAGATGTCTGGCTTTTGATAATGGTACCGCATTTCTATCTCCCCATAGCAAAAAGAAAAGAGCCTTAGATTTCTCTAAGACCCCTCTCGTTTTAGCTAATATTCAAACTTATTCGTCTTCATCGGCAATGCCTAAGACGTCTTCTCTGGTTGGGTATACGTTTTCGTACTTTTCATCCCCTTCACAGCCATACTCATCTAAATCAATGCTGTGACCACAGTGTGGACACACCAAGGTATCCTCCCACTCGTCTTCAAACTCCATTACACTCCCACACTCAGAGCAAATATATCTTCCGCTCGTCATTGCCTTAATCTGCTTTTCGTTAAAAATACTCATGCTAAAATCTCCTTTCAAATTGTACGATCGTCACACTCGTATATTAAGTATAACGACCATAGTTAATCTGTTCAAGAGATAAAGCTTTATTCTCTCATAAAGAGCCATGTATTTTTCACGCAAAAATGAAAAGGAGATGCAAATAAATCACATCTCCAAAAGCTCCATTACCATTCTACGATAACAATTCGATTCTCTTTGCAGAAGAATACGTCAATTACTATATCAGCTTTTAAATCTGATTGGTCGATATGATACTCGAACCTTGTTTTTCTGTCGTTTCCATTCTTTACAATTTGACTTTGAATCGATGGTTCTCCACCGTCATCACAGTTATTATCCATAATGGTTACGATTCGTTTTTGCAAGTAATCACTCTCTTCAAACATGACTGTAAACTGCCATAAATAATCTTCCTCCTTTCCGCATGGTACACTTGCTGTTATCATGTCTGTTGTCTTAGGAACTTCGATATAGATTTTACTCATATTTAAAACTCTCCTTTCCATAATAGAGATTGTAAAATGCACGTAGAAAAACGAAGAGGACATGCGTCGCACACGTCCCCAACGTTTCAGAATTTCCCCTCTATTTCTTTGTAGGTCTAAAACGGTTGATTAACCCTTTGAATGTTGAAGATGTGAAGGTTCCAGTTTCTTCAAACTTAAATCCTTTATTCATCCAGATACCATAGCACATCAACGGAATCAATAATTCTGCTGCTGCAATGCCAACTCTGAAATATCGATCCTTAACCTGCTCTGCGATCTGCCGCTCTTTGAAGTCACTATCTTTTGTAACGGACTCTCCGTCCATAATACGCCGATTGTATTTCTCGTCAGCATCCCACACGCTCTTGTTCTCTTCGATTCTCAGCTTGTAAAGCTTCGTCAGATCATCAATCGCTGTTGATTTCTCTTTGGTTCCGGACTGCAAACCAGATAAAGCCTCAATCTGCGCTGCAATCTCCTCATTTAATAATTCTTCGATGTTTTTTTCTTCCATTTTGTTCTCCTTTCAAATAATTATTAAGTTCATTCCATAATAGAGAGTGTTATTTATGCGAAATATAGTTTTTCAGCTCTACTCGCAGCCGTACGTAACGCTGTTTATAAATTGCATCTGCACCGGAACGATCCAACTCGAGAAATAAATAAGGTCCGCTATCTGGATCTGATTCATCGACCCTAAGCGAACCAACTGGCTTTTCTCTGAATATAAATCGCGATACAAGCATTCCGATAACAACACCGATCAGTAATACGATTATCAAACTCATGGTTTCCTCCTTTCAAAAAGTTTTCTGAAAATCACCATCCGGCAATTTTTCAAATATCAAATTAGCATGTTTTCCGGTAACCTTCGTCCTGTTTTCTAATCTAGGATAAAAATAAAAGAGAGAATGTGTATCTAACCACCAAACTGTCAGCCCCTTTTAATGCCTCCCACCTGGATAGGTAATACACGACCCATAGCCATTAGTCATTTAGTAGTTTTATTCTCTCATAATATGCCTTGTAAATTTTGCGAACTATTTCCTTTCTCGATTCAGCAGCCAAAAGAATCGCCGGTATAATTCGTAGTAAGTATCTTTGCAACACGGGATTCCTAATCTAACTTTCAAAATATCATAGGACCAGCCCTCGGTAACAGCTTTCAGAATATATGGAGCAAGCTGCTGATCTGTTTGCTCAGCCACTCTCTCAATCATGTCGGTTCGTTCTGAATAATATGCTCTTGCTATTCCGACTTTCGCTGTCGGATCGCCAAGCGTGCTTGTTACTATGAACATCGCCCAATCTGCTGGTTTACTGCTGAAACTATTGAGTGATGCATAAGCCTTTCTCCAAATCGGGTATTGAAGACAGAAGTGTTTTAATTCGTAGTAGCGATGTTTCTCAATCCAATAAGGATTTTTTTCGGATAATTCCGGTCTGATTGTGGTTGCCATAATGTATTTCCTCCTTGTGAATTCTATTCTAGGTTAGAAATAAACAATAGTAAAAACAACCTCAGTGGAATGACCGCAAAAAGAAAGAGCCGCTGTTAGCGACCCATTCTCATATTCTTAAATCTAATTCTCTGTAGTTGAATACGCATGTCAGATATTTCTTTTCTGATAGTTTCAACTTTCTGGTATTCATATCCTTTACATCTGAACATCATGTCCTCGAAATAAAGAATTTTACTCTCCAATCTTTGTTCTTCACTACTCATACTGCACCTCCATAAAATATGTATTCATTTCATAAAGGGAGTTGTATATTTTGCGTTTTCCATCTAATCATCGTTAATTCGCAAGGATAATCTTCGAAACCAACGGTATCGCAAGTTATTAAACCTTCTATAACCCCGTCTATAATTTCTGATTCGTATTGTTTATATGGGTAAATATAATCCGGCAAGTATCTCCGAATGCATCTACAACCAACACATTGATACCGTGGCACTATGATCCATCTGCTTTTTCGACTCTTAGTGCGTACAATTCTACGAACACTATCATAATATTTAAGTTTGTCCCCGCACATCAAACAATTACCGACAGTCATATAGAAAATTCCTTTACCTGTTTTCTTTAGGATATATGAACATTGGTAACAATTCAATATTTGGGTAGACATAAAAATACGCCCAGATGACCAGGCGTAAAATTATAAGCAATGTTCTACTGTACCATTTTCTGTACCATTTTTGAATATAAAGACGCTTTCAGATGACTTTAGACGAATAATCGGTTTCAAAAAATCCAGTAAAATCAACGGTTTGAAGCTTGATGAAACTTGTCGAACTCCGAATAGCTATTTCAAGAGTAGAGTGCTAATTTTTTGTGAAGATTTTGTGAAAGTGGACTACATTCACATAAATATGTATCTCCCGAAGCTGATTTTTTGTTTTCTGCTGATATTCTTCCTGCTCACACAAGCTTCTTTGTTCTCCACTTCCCGGTTTTCCAGCGCCATACCATGCCGCTGTCTCTTATACACATCTGAAGCTGCCGACGA